GCTGATGACGGAACTGGAGAAACTCGTAGAGTTATCCATGATTATGATTTGCATGAGTTGAGTCTTGTAGATTCCCCAGCAAATCAGTTAGCTAATTTTATGTCTATTGAAAAAAATATAGATGGATCATCTTTTGTTAAAGGAATGATTTCTGATGTAATAACTGAAAATGTATTTTGGTGTAATCAAGATGAAGTTGCTTCAACATCAGAAGCCATGTCAAAGGATTGCGTTGTTTGCGATGCACCTATGACAAACATTGGTTGGGTTGAGCAAAAAGATTCAGAAAAGTTTGAAGCAATTGAAAAAGTAATTGATTCTTATTTTAAGAAAGATGATGCACCAACATCCGCACACGAAGCTGGCGAAACAGCTGCACCAGGTTTGGCGGGGAATGTAATTAATAGCAATGAAACTATTAATCTTTATCCTGATCAAAATAGCAAGAAAAAAGTCACGTTTGAAAACGGACTTAAAAAGAGTGATGATATTTCGCTCACAGAAGGAGGTAACAAAATGGCAGAAGATACAAATGCAGAAGTTGCAGAAGTTGCAGCTGATGTAGAGACTCCAGCCGAAGAAGTTTCAGAAGTTTCAGAAACTACAGATACTACAGTTGAAAAGGCTGCAGAAATCTCTGAAGTTGAAGATGCACTTGATTTTGAGAAAATGCTCTCAGACATGAAGACCTTCTTTGGTGAGTCACTAACAAAGTCTAATGAGAACTATGCTACTCACGCAGCAACAGTTCAGGACATGTACAACATTGTAAACGAAACAAGAGCTGAAATGGCTCGTTTGTCAAAAGCATATGAGGATGTGCAGAAGTCAAATGAAGATCTCGTTGCAAAGTATGAGGCACTAAGTAAGTCAGTAACTGACATGTTCGGCAAGATTGAATATGTTGAACATTCCCTAAAGGGGTTTGAATCAGCTACTGCAGTTCAGAAGTCCATCGGAGTTGACGCTCCAATGGGTCAAACAAAACCAAAACAGAATATATGGCAAGGTGCTTTCCTCAGTGCTTCTAGCATATAAAAAATATAGAAAAAATAAGGTGGTGAAATAAATATGAGTAATGAACTTCTACAAAAAGTAATTGATACAACAGATCTAGGATCTTCTTCAGTCAATGCATCAACAGACTCTTCTACCCTCTCAGGTAACGGTCTCCTCTATCCAGACCAGGCTAATCGCTTCTTGGATTACATGTGGGATGCAACAATCTTGGCTAAGACAGCTCGTACAATCCGTATGCGTTCAAACACAACCGAAATTGATCGTGTTGCAGTTGGACAACGTATCATGACAGTTGCACAAGAAGAGAATCCACGTGACTACGTGGCAGCTTCAGGTACATATTCTAACGCTAATGGATCAACATTCACAGCACAGAATGCAACCTTTAACAAGGTCTCTCTTACAACTCGCAAGCTCCGTCTTGACTGGGAACTTTCAGCAGAGTCTCTTGAAGACAATATTGAAGGTCCAGATCTAGAGGATCACATTGCACGTCTTATGGCTACCCAAGCTGGTAACGACATTGAGGATGTTTTGATCAATGGTACAGGTACTGGTTCTGGTTTGCTTTCAGCATTCGCTGGTTTCCGTACACTCGCTCTTAACAACGCTCACGTTGTTGACGCAGCTGGATACGGTCTTGATAAGACAATTTTTAACCAAGCAATTAAGACAATGCCTCGTAAGTACAAGCAGCGTCGTAACCAACTCAGATTCTTCACAGGATCTAACTTGGTACAGGATTACCTATTCAACCTAACAGCTAACGCTGGTAACGGCAACCCATTTGATATCGCTTCAGGTATCATCCGTGGTGATGTCGCTGCTAACGATGGTGGTCCAGGTTCGGTAACCCCATTCGCATTTGGTATTCCAGTTATTAACGTTCCGTTGATCACAGAAACCCAGACTTACAATGGTTCAGCTAACACAGGAGATGTCCACTTGACATTCCCTCAGAACTTCATCATTGGTATCAAGCGTGACGTAACAGTCTATCGTTTGTTCCAACCAAAGAAGGACACAATTGAATATACACTATTCATTCGTGTTGGTTGCGTAATGGAAAACTATGACGCTCACGTCATCGTTAAGAACATTGCAGTTGCAGGCTCAGTAATGTCAACTCCATCATTCGGATCATCATTCAATGGTTCAAATGTAACAGGTGGCGTAAACGGCGAGACATACTAATATTAATTAGTTGCAAGGCGGGGAGTTACTTCGGTAGCTCCCTTAGCCATTTAATGCTATAATTATCAATGACGAGAGGAAGTCAAATGTCATTTACAGATCTAAAAATTACAGAACTAAGAAAAGCTGCAGATTCATTTGGTATTGATACCAGCGAATTTAAAACAAAGCCAGAAATTATCGCTGCCCTAGAAGAAGAAGGCATTTCATGGCAGATGTATGCTAAATTTGACAATGCAGAAAAACAGGATATTGAAGTTCCAGAGATTGAAAAGAAAAAGAGAGAAAGCAAAATTATGGGAAAGACAGCAAATCAAGTACTAGTAAAGATGGAAAGAATGAATCACTCATATCAAGTAGGAGTTTATACATTTAGCCAAGAGCATCCATTTATCGCTATGTCAGAAACAGAAGCTCAAAAGATTTTTGATACAGAAGATGGTTTCCGTCTTGCAACTCCTCGTGAGGCACAAGAGTACTACGCTTAAAAAATTAAATAGGGGGTGTTCTGATTGCAAACAATCAACACAAACAGCCAGGAAAAGATTTACCTAGAAGTATATAATAATGGATCACTATCACAAGCTGATAGCCTACCTACATTATCTATTTATAACGCAGATAGCGACATATATAATCCTGGAGGAGTTCTAAGTCGGACCCCCCTTTATACAAATTTAAATGCTTATGATGAGCCAGCAACTGGCGTATATTCATATCAACTAACACCTAATATTACAAGCTCAAACATGGTGCTTGAGGTTGTATGGACATATGTTCAAAACGGTGTTACAGTTAATACAACAGATTATTATGCAATTGAAACTCCATACGCTTCTATTCCAGAAACTATGGACTTTTTAGGATATAGCGGAACTGTTGGTGCAGCCAACTATCTTGATCCTAATACAATAATTAAAACAGAAAAGATGGCAAGAACCATCATTGAAGGTTATACAGGAATTAAATTTTATAAGTATTATGGCGGTCAAGAGATTTATGGAATTGGTGCAAATACAATTCAGTTGACTGAAAAAGTGCTATCTTTGGACCAAATCTATGAAAATGAAATCTTGGTCTATGATCAAACTCAAACCCCAGTATATGATACTTTTGGGTATAACACAGAGATTAGCCCATCTGGATATCAGATTCGTATCTGGTTCCCAGGATGGCAAGATGGTTGGAACAATGAAATGGATCCAGAGATTTATGAGTATGGTCGTTTCAGAGATAACTACCTATATCGCTTTGTAGGACAAATTGGCTACAACTATGTACCAGAAGATATTAAACTAGCTTCAATGCTTTTGCAGCAAGATATTATGTCAAACGATTACAATTGGAGAAACAAGTATTTGTCACAGGTTAACTTGAGTGAAATTTCATTCAAGATGGCAGGCGGGGCATTTAATGGTACAGGAAACGTTATGGTAGATAACATCCTAGATCAATACCGTAAAGCAAATATTGTTATAATTTAATGTTAAATAATCTCGTATCATTTGCAGGATCAATCATGAACATGAGTGCTGATGTCTATGTTCAGGAAAATACTCAGGATGTTAACACTGGAGAAATTACCCGTGAATGGGTTTATTCTCAAACAATTCAATGCAGAATTGAACCAGTTAAAGCACGTGGTGCTTCAACTAGAACTGATAACAAAACATTTGGTGCTACATCTGATGAAATCTATAATGAAAAGTTTCAGCTAAAAATGTATGGAACTTCATTACTTAGCAAGCGTTGGCGTATACAAAATATTAAAACAGATCATGGTAAATCTGTTTTTGTTGAAATTGACAGAGCGGGTACACCAGATACTATATTTGAAGTAATGTCTTCACATGCAGTGGTTGATCCTTTTGGTTCAATCTCCTACTATGTTTCAGTACTTCTAAGAACTGAGCTACAAGATGACAGTCAAGCTTGAGGTTGATGCTGCTGCCATAGCTGCTGATTTATCTGAATGGATGGGCGGGGTTGAAGAACTAACCTCTCCAACTGTACTTACTCAAATTGCAAGATCAATATTCTCTTTAACAGGAGAAAGATTTGTAATTGATGTTGATGCTTATGCAAGAATGAATCCAAAAGCAATGCATCACGTTTATGAGTGGGGTCAAATTGGATTACCAGAAGGAAGACTTTTTGTCATTGAAAGAAGTCAAATACTTTACGGTGACTTAATAATATCTTCAAGTTTCTTGCCATCAAAATTGCCAGTACCAGTTAATCCACAATTGTTGCAACCTGGGAGTACTGGAAAAGCTATTTCAAGAAGAAGTATATTTGCAAATAAAGCAGAGGTAATGGAATCAGGACAACCAGTTTCTTTTACTGCACAAAGAATATTGTCTTTTATGGGAAGTGAAGGCCAGGTATTTATAAAGCCAGGCACACAAATAAATATTTTACATCCTGGAGGAGTTAGAACAACAAATGCTTTTGCAGACTATATGCTTGAATGGTATACTACAAAAGCAAATGTAATTATGGATGAATCAGGATTTTTTGATGCATTGGCAACAGATGTTGCTGAAGTTTTAAATGCAAGTAATGGCACTGCAACGATATCTGCAGTAAGAGCAGCAGTTACTAAACTAGCAGATAAAGTAGATTTGGGGAGTATAATTAAATGACGGTAGATTATTCAAGAGTAGCAGCTACAGATATTAGAAATGTCCTTTGGGCACAGCTACAAAGCTATGGCATATTAAAGGCTAGTGATTACACTCCTAATGGTACAAATGGTCTTAATACCCCTTTAAATCCAATTATCCCTTCCCAGCAAGTTCCAGAATTTAATAACTTGTTGCCAGGAAAAGCTTATATAACTTATGATATTGTTCAAAGAAATTATGGCACACAATGGTGGATGTCTTCAGAGAGCATGGTTATGCAAATCATTTCAAGAAACAATGCTCAGATATTGACTATAACCAACTTCCTTACAGATTTTGTACGTAGATACGATCTGTCAGCTGAGGATATTAATGCCTATGCCGAGACTGTAAATAGTCCATTTAAATTTTTATACTGCAGACTAGAGTCTGCCAATCCCGTCCAGCCATTTCAAGACGAAGGCGGGTTCATGAGTGGTGACTTCTCATTCATGTATGTATATACTAGATCTGTGGATGAGGGACCTAATTATACAGGTCGCTACATCTAAAATTTGAATTATTTTCAATAGGTGCTATGCTTTTCTATGAGGAAAGAAATTGCTTTAATTTTTGTTTGTTTTAATTTAAAATAAATAAGGTGGTGAAATAAATAAATGGCTCTAAATA